AGCCAATCTTTGGCTGGAATGTATCCTGACCGATAGCACGAACCATCTGAAGTGGTACGTATGGGCAGTAGAACAAGCCAGCGTCATAAGGTGAAGTGCCCTTATAACCAACTGTGCAGAGTTCGTCGCCGTTTGAAGATCCACCGAAATAAGGATCGATGTAAACCTTGATACGACCATGAAGAAGACCAGCAAATGTATTGCCTGTGTCGTCTACGTTTAGATTAGCCTGAAGAGCAGGTGTATAGTCGAGAACACCAGCCATCGCAAGAGCAGATGCAACGTCTGAAGATACGATGATGATGTTACCCTTACCGCGACGGGTAGCACGAGCGATTGCGTTAGCTTCACGCTCAATCTGGAATACAAGACCCTTGAACTTTTCAACTGACCAACGGCCGTTTGAGTCTGTGTCAAGATCGAATGTACCAGCGGTTGTTACACCGTAAGCAGCACCCTTAGTTGCTGTACGATAGATTGTACGAACAACTTCACGGTTGATTTCTGCAAGGATTTCTGTTGACAGAATGTTTGAAAGCTCTGTCTCAGCGTCAAGACCGTGAACAGCCTTAAGGTCCTGAGCGAGTTCCATTGTGTATTCTGCCTTAAGCGCACGGCTCTTAGCAGTTACAGTAACCTTGTCGATAGAGAATGCCATCTCACCGAAAGCATTGTTTGTTGAATCGCCAAGAGCTTCTGCCTGTGCAGTTGTCATACCGTTACCAACAACATAAGAACCAGAATCATCAAGATTGAGAACTGGGTTTGTGTTGCCAGCAGGATGTGAACCATTGCCTGTAAGACCGAATGCAGCGTTCTGTGAAGCGAATGCTGTGTTAGCTTCGTTGAAGAGTGCTTCAGTACCGTCCTGCTTACCGTAACGTGACTTCATTGCGAAGATAAGGCCTGTAGGACCTGTCATTGGCTGAACGCCGCAGATATCATAAGCAATAAGGTTAGGAAGCGCACGACGAACGAGCGAAATAAGAATTGGATCGTAGCCGTCTACGTTTGAGCCAGCAGGACCAAAACCTGAGTTAGTAGGAGCAGCTTCGTTAAGAATGCGACCCTCTTCAGCCATAGCCTTTTCTTGGTTCTCAAGAATGATGGCTGTAACTGCACGACGGTACGAGTCCTTGATCTTTGGAAGACCGTCGAAATCAAGGACTGGTGACCACTTCTGTTCTAGATGTTCTGTAAGATACATTTAAGTTCTCCTTTTAAATCTTACTTTATATTATTTATATTTCCGTATTAGTTAGGAAGTTTTCTACCAAGAGTTCTAGTATAGGCGGCCATGCGGCTATTTTCTTCAGCAATTAGGCCTTTACCGTTGCTATCAACTTCGTTGTTGTCAAGAACATTGTCTGACTTGACTGAACCGTTGAAATAGCTTTCTCTTAGAATGTTAATCTTTTGTGAATATTCATTGGCAGATGTGAAGTCAATGCCTTCAGCAAGAGCCTTAAGCTTTTCAGCTTGTGTACTTGTCAAACCATCACAAGCATCGGCTAGAATATCATTCTGTGTAGACTCGTTAAGCTTCTTGTTGAGAACAACATTACGCTCGAACTCTTCGTTTAGCTTTTCTTCAAGCTCGGCAACCTTAGCAGCCATTTCTTCTACTACAGATACCTTCTCTTCTGGAATATCGATGTAGTGTTCTGCAAATAGCTGACGAAGACCAGAAATAAACTCTTCTGTTAGCTCAGTACGAAGACCAGCTTCAATTGCTACTTCGTTCTCAGCAACCCAATTTTCAACAACATAGTTGAGATAGTCATCTACGTTTTCAGAAAGTTCGGAATGAATCTTCTGTACTTCTTCTTCAAGAGTTTCTGCATAAGCTTCTTCAAGAGTTTCTAGTTCTTCTTCTACCTTCTGCTTTACAGCGGCTTCGAAGATTGTCTTAGCCTTCTGCTTGAACTCTTCTGAAAGGTCTTCACCGGCAAATAGAGCTTCAACATGCTCTGACATATCTACCTGATATTCACCCTCTTCCGAATCTTCTTCTAGATATTCGCCAAACTCTGCATGAACAGCTTCAAGAATGGCTTCTTCGTCAAGACCCTGTTCTGCAAGTTCAGCAACATATGCTTCAATTGCTTCATCAAGTGTCATCTCAACTTCTTCTTCCATTACTTCGGCTTGCTGTGTAGGCTTTTCTGCTGGGTTTGTTGAACCCTTAACTGTAGTATCTTTCTTCTGTCCACCAGCGGCCTTTGCACCAAAGTTCTCGCCTTCGCCTGGGGCAACAGGTGCAGAACCTAGGTCTTCAGCGCCAGCAGCAGGTGCGCTTGATCCTGGATTACCAAAACGACCTTCAGCACCCTTTGAATTAGGTCTTAGAGTTGCTGCATTAGGTGTCATTTTCTTTGCATCACGATCAGGAGTCGGATCGTTTGACTCCGTGATGATTTGCTTTGCTAGATCAGTAAGTGACTTACCCATATTAGATTACTCCTTTTTGTATATTATTTATAATAATTAAAGTTTTGAGATGAAGTTACGAAAAACCTTAAGAGCTACATCTTCAATTTCGTTTCGGCTAGCCTCTTTAATGAGTTTCTTAGCTCTGTCGTGATGAACAGGCATCCATCCTTTTGCAGTAAGAACCCATTCAGCGTCTTCCATAATGCCTCTGACAAAAGCTTCTGGTGCTGATGGATCTGCAACTATGTCGGCCGCTGTAGCCAAATGAAAATCGTCTTGAACCAATTGATAGCCATTATATGGCTTAAGAGACCCTACGCCTCTTGTTGATACGCCAAGACTTGCTCCTCCATCTAAAAGACTTTTTACAATGTTTCCGTTAGGAGTATCTAGTATCTTTGCTTTACCCACAATGTTATTTCCATCTGGATAAAGTTTCGTGATCATATGAGACACACGATCAAGGTTAATAGTTGGGCTGTCAGGATGCCCAAGTTCACCAAAAGCACGGTTTTTATTTACATAATCTTGATTGTATCTTTGTACTTCTTTTGATAGTACATTCATAGGATACACACGACCGTTTTTATTCTTTTTCTCTGCCTGCATGAAGATACCTTCAATGAAGTGCATCTTTTTGCCAGTCTTTTCATCTGCTTCTACAAGATAACGAACGTCTTGTACTTCTTCTTTGATGAGTTTCATTTATCCGCCCAATCTTGCTCTTTTTAGTAGTGACATTTTTCTTTTGCGTAGTGCTTGAAATCTTTTTGTCTTAGCTTTTCTAGCTGCTTTTTTAGCACCTAACTTACGACGACGACGCTCAGATGGTGACATACGAGTAAGCTTGCCGCCTCTAAGTGTCATGCCTGGAACATTTGAAACTTTCTTGCGGCGCTGAACTTTACCACCGCGAACGCGAAGTTTAACAATACCTACGCGAGGAGCTTCATCTAGTTGTTCAGTTTCTTCTTCAATTCTTTTTGGTGCAATCTTCAGTTTTTTTCCAAGAGGTTTACCCTCTATATTTTTCATAATGGGTTTTCTTTGATTAGCTCTTGCTACAGGAGAAAGTTTTTTTAAAGTGTCTCTTGCGACTTTTAGAAGACCTTCATCAACTTGTTCATCTTCAGCTATTGTAGAATAACCAGAACGGAGTCTTGCTGGTTGACCGTGTTCCAAATCATGTTGTTTCATTCGTTTAAGTGTTGAACTTAGATCATCAAGTGTTTTGTCCATATTTCCGGGTTTTTGAATAGGAGTAAAGTTGCCTGTTGCTGGTTTTTCTTCTGCATCATCTTCTTCAAGCACATCGGCTTTTAATCTTTTCATGCGTTCTTCAGGTGTATTCTGTTCCATTGTTGCAGCATACATCTTTTTCATTTCATGAAGTTTACTTTCAAGAATAACTTTGAAGTTCTCTTCTAAAATTTCGTTTGCAGACTCATAGTCTTTGTTGGAAATGTGTTTGATCAAGCTCATCCGGCGGCAGGTCCTCTGTTAAATGCTACTGGGTCTGCTGTTTGACCAGCATCATAATCACGAGAGTCTTTTCTCAAATCTACGAAAAGTGTTAGCGTATCGGCAGATGAAGGTGTAACTACAGATATAAGAATATGTCCGTTTGAGTTTGCATCTGGATTTGCTATTACAGCACCATCGCCCATTGAGTCAAAATAATAATCAAAATTGCCATCTGTAATAGTAATAATATCTTCAGTATTTGCACCATGCCAAGTTAGCTTGATGTAAGCATTTGCTCTCGCGTTACCGAAGATGCGCTTGATAGTAGTTCTATAATTTGTCTTAGGATGAACACCACTTTGCATGATGTAACCGTTTGCATTTAGAGCAAATCTAAGCGTTGATGGATTTACTAAAATAGTGTTAGCGGCAGCAGTATCTAATGTGGCCACATACTTGATAAGGGCTCTTTTGTTGTTATCTACTAACTTTTGCTCTTTAATTACATTAGCCATTTTACTGCCTTGCTACAAAGTTGATAATTTGTTTGAAAGAATCGACACTTTCATTCATCATTTTTGACATTTTCTTTTTATTTATATTATTTAAATTATTATATGTTTCTACAATTTTAGAAGCTATTGTAGTATTTATCTTAACAGAAGTTCCATTTACATCTACAAAAGCTTCTGTTAATTTTCCATCCGCTATCTTCTTAATGTTATCTATTATATTTTCATTCAAAGACTTATTAAACTGCTGTTGATATCTTAGCTGAGTAACAGGATCAGAGGCTAAACCTGTTGGTCTAAATTCTGGAGTAACAGCTTTACCTAAATTAGGATTAAATTCTCTAGCTTGCGCTCTTGGTAGTTTTTCTTGTCCTGCACCATCTTTTCCATCACCGCCAGCGCCGGCAAATGATGATGCTATATCTGCGGCAGCTCTACCGACGCGGCGAAGGGCTCGGCGTCTTTCTACTTTTTGTCTTAGTTTTCCAAATTTTGAAGTTGCTTTAGCACCAGAAGTAGCCGCTTTTATCGCACCTCCGGCTCCTACTAGTCCCGCAACAGTTCCTGCAACCTGACCCTGTTTAAATTCCGGTGTATCACGAGCCGCGGCCGCAGCTTCTTGCTCTGCTTTCTGAGCAGCAGCAACAGACTGATCTGTTTTCTTTAGTTTATCTTGTACTTCTGGTTTTTTCATTAGCTCTTTAACAGCCGCCGGCGCTCTTCTCATTGCAGAGGCTCTCGCAGCATCAATTTCCATTTGTCTGGTTTCTGGACTTACAGGTTCACCAATAAGAGCGTCTAAAGTTCCTCTTCCTCTTCTTGCCCAAGGATTATCAGAACTATCTTCTTCTTGCATTCTATATTTTTTAATAGACAGTTTTTGTCTAAAAGATTCAGTAACAGAAGGTGTGGGTGTGGGTGTTGGAGAAGAAGCGGCTTTTCTCTGTGCAGACTTATACCCATGTCTCACACCTGTTCTGATAGCAAGCTTTAAGAAAGGATCAGTTATGCTAGGATCATTTTTTATTGCGTTTTGAAGTTGCTTATATTCATCTTTTGACTTAAGTTCAGAAGGTGCCATTTTAGACAGATTTACAGTTTGACTGCCTGCTTCTATTTCACCTAATCTGCTT